CAAAGCTAAAAGACATTCCGTTCGGCGTGACTACGCTGTTACGCCCCTATAAGCCCTTAATTATGTGAACTTATGTTTGTATACTGGATTCATTTGCCGGAGCAAACCAACGTAGCCATTGAAGGCTATGTTGGAATAGCCATGAATTTTGAGCAACGTATGTCTGCTCATAAGTCGTGCGCTAAAACTGGCAAAGAACAAACTTTATATAACGCAATTCGCAAATACGGTTGGGACAATCTTGTTAAAGAAGTGATCTTGGTGTCAAACGAAAATTACTGTCTTGAGATTGAGAAAAAGTTAAGACCAGTACCAAGGATAGGTTGGAACATTGCTATTGGTGGTGAAACTTCTGGATCACATCTGAAGGGCATTAAGCAATCTGAACAACATCTTGCCAATAAGAAAAAGGCTCTTATGGGAAGGGTGTCTGGCATGAAGGGCAAAAAAATGCCTAAAGAAGCCATAGAAAAAACTATGCAATATGTTCGTGGTGTTCCAAAAACTGAAGAATGCAAAAGAAAACTTGCAGCATCAAAAAATAAGCCGCTGATGGTCAATGGTATAGTTTACGAAAGCTGGCTGCAAGCAAGCCAACAGACGGGAATACCAACTGGCAGCATTTCTTACTTGCTTAAAGCAAAGCCGCTAAAAAGCAAGTGGTCTGCTTACGACTTGAAGGAAGTGGCGTAATGGCAATCGCTCGCTTTGAAAACATCAACGTCAACAATTTGACTTTTACTAAGTCAGATTTTGGTGAGTCTGCGACTGTTCAGACATTGTGGTTTGCGACACGGGCAAGAGTTTCTGATGTTGCAAACAGTCTGAAGATTGCTGATAAGTATCGGCTGTACCAAGACATGATTAATTTGACCTTGAATTACACGCGAAACACAAAATTGATAGTGGCAAATCAATATGCTTATTCAATTACATATCGTGGGCAAAATTGGCGTATTGACAGTGCGCGGGAATCTGATGATCGTATGACCGTCACTTTCCTTTGCTATCGATCTGAACCAGTTACGGCGGTGTAATGGCAACTCAACTTAACCCTGTTGTTTACGGCAAAGCCATACAATACCAACTGGCGAACATTGTTACGCCTGTGCCTGTGTATGCGGCTTTTAACCGTAACTTTGCCACACAGCCTAAGTTCATTACTTGGATGTTGCGTAACGTGCATCAGCCTGTATATACAGGTACACAGCAAAGCAACAAAGGCATTGACCGACCTGTATTTCAGATTTCTATTTTCACTCAACAGATTGAAGATGGTTTTACAATCTCAAATCAGATTTTGCAAGCCTTGCATGGGTATAGTGGAATTTTGGGCAGTCCAGCAGAAGGCTTTTACATATCTAAAGCTGATGTTATGTGGCTGTATAACAGTTACAACGATGAGGAAAAAATGGCGCAAATCTTCTTGGATTGCACCATTGACATTCCAGCGTAATACAAGACAATTGTTCAACTTTTGAAGGATACTCAAAATGGCTTTACCAAACAAAGTTCTCCCCGGTTTTACGGCAGCGTTGTACGCACAACCCGGAGCCGCACCTACTCCTTTGACTACTGCACAGTTGTCCTTGGTTGCTAGCGTGTCTCCAATTGCCATTGTTGGCAACCTTATCCCTGTCGAGGCAATCCCCGCTTTCGGCATGGACGATGCCGTGGCTAGTTTTAGCGTGGCTGGATCGCGTCAATCTGACAAGATTCCAGTGCAAGCTGCGCCCACTAGCTTGACCATCACGGCTGCATGGAACCCTGCTGATACCAACTTGCTGTTGATGCGAGCAGATGCCTATTCCGGCGTTATTGACCGCACTTTCGTCATTTCGGCTACCGAGGGTGCAAACATCGTTTATTACGCCTTTAACGGGCGCGTAGGTCAGTTCCAAGTGGATGCTGCACCCGGCGCAGAAGCCAAGGCTACATTTACGATCCATCCCCGTGGCAACCAGTTCGGCTGGTCTAACAACGCATAAGGAGTCATCATGGCTATTCCTGCAAAAGTTCTTCCCGGTTTTGCCGCATCTCTTTGGATGCAATCGGCTGCAACTCCAACTCCTTTGACAACGGCTAACTTGTCGGTTTGGGTTGGTCAAGTAACTACCATTGTTGGCCCTTCTGCTAACGGCACTGGCACTGCTGGTATCGCTGTGGCTGTTGAGGCCATTCCCGCCTTTGGTATGGATGATGCGGTGGCAAGTTTCAGCGTTGCTGGATCTCGTCAAAGCGACAAGATTCCTGTTCAAGCGGCTCCTACAAGTCTGACCATCACGGCTGCTTGGAACCCTTCTGACGCAGCCTTGTTGCAAATCCGTGCTGATGCTTATTCTGGTGTTGTGGACCGCACTTTTGTGGTTGCAGCAGTGGAAGGCACAAACACTATTGCTTATGCGTTTAACGGTCGAGTTGGTCAATTCCAGATTGACGCTGCACCCGGCGCTGAAGCTAAATGCACATTTACTGTTCATCCGCGAGGCAACCAGTACGGCTGGTCGAACAACTGATGAAACTTTCAGACGCAATTGAAGCAATTGTGACCAGCTACGGCGACATTGATCTTGTTGCCCGTGGCATGGTGGTTGACGCTGATGAGCTTGCAAAAGCTACAGCCAAAACCGATACAGCCGAAGCTATTGCTTTGGCTTTGCTGAAGAAATACAACGTGACTGCTCCTGTGGTGGTCATTGAAGAAATCGCACCAGAAGTACCACCAGAAACAACAGAGTAACAAAACATGATAGTAAAAGACAGTAATGACCTCTTGAACTTCTTGATAGCACAATCCGAATCAACTAAAAATTGGTTCGGATTTCCTCAACAGAGGATTACAGCAATTGCTCTTGCACATGAAATTGCAAAGTATCATGCTGATAAGATGAGTCCAGATGAAGTTGTTGAATACGCTTTTAATCTGAACGAGTCGATTTACCACAAGATTATCAAAACACGACCATGACAAAACTCACATCTGCCTTTGGCGAAATCTCCAATCTGCGTACCAAGTCTTTTGAGCTTGCAGGATACAACTTCAAAGTTCGTGTTCCGCTGACAAAAGAGCTTGATGCTATGCAAGATCGCATTGAGAAGTTTGACCAAACCGAATTCCAAAAACGCTTTGACAAGATGACAGCATCTTTTCGCACTGGCACTTTTGATGGTGTTGTAGTGACGGAAGATGATGTAGTTGTTGAAGGTCGCTCTACTAAAGAACTGGTTCAAACCATCTTGCAGATGGAAAACCGAATGGTGGAGTACATCAAGTTGTTGGTTCCTGTAAATGGGACGCTTGATGAAATCACTTACGAAGACATTGAAGCTGAGTGGCCTACTGCCGTTCAGTTGGAAATCCTTGCTAAGATTTCTGAGGCGATTCAGCCCGGTTACAAGGACTCTCGAAAAAACTAATTTGGGACATTCGCCTTCAAGCCAGAGCGTATATTTACGCTCATGGTGGGTGTCCTGACGATGTTCCTGCGGATGATATGCGGAATATCGAGATTATGTTGTCGGATGGGATGATAGGAAACAAAGCTATCTTGCTGGCTTTGAGTTCCTTGACCACAGGCAATTTAAACTCGAAAATACAGAAGACAACAAGACCGTTTACGATGAAAGATGTTCTTCCATCAACGCACGAATACATTGTCCCGCCGCTGACAAAGGAACAACAGCAAGAGCAAGCCAGCAAGCAGTTGATGGCATTCTTGGCTACTAGACCGGGTTCGGAGGCTTACCTGAAAGAATAGTATGGCTTCTTGGAGTCCTGATGGCAAAAACAGGATGTTTCGCGTTGAGGGCATGGAAGAGCTTGAGGCGAAACTTTCTGAACTGATGGATATGCATCGCGCTGATTCAGCAGCAAGAGCTACTATTGTTAAAGCCGCAAAAGCAGCCATGCAGCCTGTTGCCGATCAGGTCAAGGCAACAGCGCCATATGACCCATCACCCCGAACAGAAAAAAGCCCAATCCACTTGCGAGACACTGTTCGATTAGACGCAAGAATCCCGACAAAAAGAGACTTGCAATCAATTTACGTCAATCCAACAGATGCAGCTATTGCCGTGGTTTCTGTCAAGCGAAGTGCTGTATCTTTGGCTCAAGAATTCGGCACTAAGAAAATTCCAGCACAACCATTTTTGCGTAGAGCAATTGAGCAAAACGCTGAGTCAGTTGTAGACAGTTTCAAAACAAACTTTGCCCAATTTTTAACGACATATGCGAATAAAATGTCGAAAAGGAGTAAATGATGGCTTCAAGTAATATTGCTCGACTTGGTATTGTTCTTGGCGTTGATACCGCAGAACTTGAAGTCAAGATTTCCAAGGCGAAAGAGACTTTTCACGGCTTTACCAAGCAAGTAGAGCGTGACTCAAATAGCGCGGCAAAAGACATTGTTGCTCTGCGTTATGCAACAGAAGATTACGGCAAGACGCTAACAAAAGTTGAGCAAGTTGAAAGAGAAATTAAAGCTGGACGGTATCAACGTGCTGAAGGCTCTTTAATTGAAATGTTGCGTAAAGAAGCTGCTGCGTATGACGCAAAAGCTAACGCAGTAAAAAACATGGCTGGCGCTCAGTTTAAGATGAACGAGCAACAGAAGATCAACCTGACCTATCAGACCACTGACTTCTTTACTCAGATTGCCTCTGGTCAAAGCCCGTTCATTGCTGCCATTCAACAGGGTGGTCAATTGAAGGATACGATGGGTGGCGTTGGCAATATGTTTAAAGCCATTGGCTCGTTGTTTACTCCATTTGTTGTTGGTCTTGGTTCTGTTACTGCTGTTGTTGGTAGTGTTGGATATGCTTTTTATAAAGCAAAAGAAGACTTGGAAAGCTTTAAGTCAGCAATGACTTTGACTGGTGGCTTTGCTGGCGTTACTTACACTGGTTTGTTAAATATCGGAAACGTACTTTCAGAAAAGACAAACGTAGCTATTGGTGATGCAAGAGATTTGATGCAGCAATTGGCTGCAACTGGGAAATACACGCATACATCCATTCAGGCTGTTGGTGAAGTTATCCTGCGCTTTTCTAAGCTTGCTGGCGTTGATGCTGCAAAAGCCGCTGAGACTCTTATTCCATTGTTGGACGGTACTGCTAGTTCTGCAAAACAACTAAACGACAAATACCATTTCCTGACGCTTGAGCAATACAAGAACATTAAGGCTTTGGAAAAGCAAGGTCAGTTGCAAGAGTCCATACGTCTGCAATCTACTTTGCTCAACCAAAGCTTCCAGACCTCGCGGCGCGAACTTGGTTATTTTGAAGAAGGATGGAAATGGCTTGGCAAGGCTGCTTCAGATGCTTGGGATGCCATGATGGGTTGGGGCCGTGATGACAAAAACGCGGATTTGCAGAAGCTAAACCAAGAAATTGCTTTAGCTTCTGCTGCTGTTAATGCTCCCGGCAATCGAATGAAGCAAGTTCAAGATGAACGTCAAGCTAGACTTGATTCATTAGTTGAACAAAGAAAGTTGTTGCTCCAATCTATGTTAATAGAAGACGAAACAGCAAAAGCAAAAGCAAAAGCCGCCGCAAAAAATGCAGATGACATTCGCAAAGAAGATAAGTATGGGCCTATGGGGATAGCCAAGGCCGCAGAATTGGCAAAAGCGAAAGCTGAACAAGAATTTGTTGTTGCTAAACAAAGCGCCAACGAAATACAGATGCTTCAATTAGATGCTGCCAAAAAGCTATCTGACGCTCAACTTGAAATGAAAGCCAAAAACATTCAAGAAGACAACCAATTTACATCGCAAAATCTTGAGATATACAAAAACAAATCTATAGCCATTGCTACTGAAACTGCTGAAAAAATAAAGCAAATTCAGATCAAGAAGTACATGGAAGAACAGGAAGCAAAAGTTGCCTTTCAAAAAGAAATGGATGATGAATTTGTTCGCAGAAGTAAAGAAAGAGAAACAGCAGACTTAGGCGCATTCTCTAAAACTGAAGATCTTGAGTTCCAGCGCAAGTCGCTTGAACTTAAATACCAATTGATTTACGCGACTGAGACTGAGCAAAAGTTGGCTCAAATTTCTTTGGAATACGCAAGGAAACGCAAAGAACTTGAGCGCAGCGAAAGCAAATCAGAATCTCAACGCAAAGACCTTGACCGTCAAGAAGAGATGGAAAAAATGTTTGTCACTATGGCTGAATCTGCACAACGTACACAGCAAGTTTTTGACAGTGTGTTTGGTAACTTGTCTTCTGCAATTGACAACTTTGTCAAGACAGGCAAGTTAAACATGAAAGACTTTGCGCGTGACACTATTCAAAGTCTGATTGCAATTCAGATGAAAGCTGCTGCTTTACGATTTTTGGGTGGGCTTTTTGGTCTTCCTACCGCACCCGGAGGCTCAAATGATGGCTGGTTTAAAAATGTCTATCAAGCAACGCCAAGAGCCACAGGTGGCCCTGTAAGCGCAGGTAGCCCGTACATGGTGGGTGAGCGTGGGCCAGAGTTGTTTATGCCATCAGGCTCTGGAACAATCATTCCAAACAACCAGATTA